CTTGTAAGCAGTAAAAGTGTCAATGCTTGTGTCAAATTTATACTCATTGGGCATCGCTCGTGCAAAAGGAGTCACTTCTGTAATTTTGCCTTTAGGAAACAAATAATAAGCATCAACAAGAGTTTTGTAGCAAGAGTGAGTTTTGTTATACCTCAAAGTATATTCATCACATAAGTTAAGACCCCATTTAATCAACCAATAGGCATTATTGATACTTTCCTTTGCCCACTTGGTGCAGGGATGATTGCGGAATGCTCCTTTCTCGGTCTTGTAGGGGGTTCCATCTGCTTTAGGGAGAGTGCCGTAACCGTATCCCCACTTTTCTGACGCAACAATAGAGAGCATCTGACAGCACTCTAAGGGCATTTTGACAATGTGTTTGTCGGGGAGGCAAATAGCACTCTCAGCGGGCCAAGGAGAAGTAACGAAGATATTCATCAACCAAAGGTAGAATCGGGTTCCAGAGCAATATAATAAGTCACATCGAATCCAGTATTCTTGAATCGTGACAAAAGTTTAGATGAGATTACTACCTCATAATTACCAGGAATGATCTTAATATTTTCCACTTTGAAGTTGAAAGTAAACACTTCATCAGTTTCGCCAACAACTACGGAAAAATCATTAGAGGTATCATTTTTCTTATCACGAACAACCAATTTTACCACACCTGCTTCACCAACCACAGACAAGTCAGGAAGTTGGTACACAGCAGCAGCTTTAAGCAGTTTATCAAGTTCTTTGGTATCAAGAAGGAAACAAACATCTTCGGAAGGAAGAGAAATAGACTTGTCTGGTGGAGTAATGATTACATTGGGATCTGCAAAAAAGTATTTGGAACGAGACTTACCTTCTTTGATAACAACATAACCATCATTCTGAAAATCAAGTTCAGCATTATGATGTAGATTGAGACCGTTTAGAAACTGATTAAGATCGTAAATTCCAAAGTCCTTGGGAAGTTCCTCTTCGATTGTTGCCTCTGCAAGAATATTTTTCATAACAGAAATAGTACGAAGACTATTTCCTTCTTTGAACAAAATAGACTGATTGATAGAAGAGAAATTCTTCAGAAGAGTCAGAGTTTTATCAGAAAGTTTCATAATCACTTGTTTTCAATAAGGTTGAGGTGGTTAATTAAAAGAATTGTATAATGAAGAACTTTAAAAAGATCAGCACGAGGAGTTCCTTTTGTATCGTATCGATCAATATATTTGGTTACATTACCAGCACAGAATCCTTCTCGACGATTGTGTTTGATCTTATCAAGAGTTTGTTCTTTTCCACCACCAGTACGATCAACATAATGCTGGCGATAAGTACTTGCAATATACTCTTCAAGTTGTTTCAGAATTTTATCTTCGTTGTATTTCCAGAAACCGTTTTTGTTTGTATCTTCAGTCACAGTCAAATTAAACGTAGAGGGTGAATTAAATGAGATGTGGTCATTTCCAAGTCCACCAGGAAGTCTTGATCCAAGAACAAGCATATCAGGAGAAGGACAAGGATTTCCAGTCAGACTGATGCCATCACCTTCCCAGAAATCTTGATTGGGAATAGAACTTTCATAAGTGCTTTCAAAGTTTTCGGACATTGTAAATCATAGTAAAGGACAAAAAGAGGAGGCACTTTTTACCTCCTCATATTCTATCAGGACTGAGGTTCCTGGTCAATAGGCATCTGGAAGTCAGCATCCACCTTGTCATACAGTTCCAGGAATGCTTGCTTAGTTTCGTCGTCAAAACGATTCACACAAACTTGGATTGACTTTGCTTTGTCTTGGAAGATACTGTAGGCACGGATAATGTGAACCAGACGACGGGTGCTGATAATCTCTTCAATACCACCATCGTAGAAGGTCTTGCGAATGATGTCTGCCCAGTCCACCAGGCGCTTGCAGAAGTCACGATCCTCTACCTGCAGGTCCAGAGCGATACCTTCCAGGATCTTCTGCTCGGTGCTGGGAGCGGGATAGGACTGCTCAAAGGTCACAGGGAAACGCTCAAGGAATGCTTCGTTGAGCACGTTGGTGCCGATGAAGCGACCATCATCGCTACCCTTACCTTTGGTGTTGGCAGTTGCAATTACATTGAATCCAGCAGCAGGTTTCACCCAACGACCAATCTTTTTGAGAAATACACCTTTACCTTCCAGAATAGATTGCAGGCAAAGAATTTTGTTAGAAGCAAGGTCAATTTCATCTAACAGAAGAATAGCGCCACGCTCAAGTGCTTCAATTACAGGACCATTGTGCCAAGCAGTGTTACCATCAACGAGACGGAAACCACCAATCAAGTCATCCTCATCGGTCTCAATCGTGATGTTTACGCGAATCAGTTCACGCTTAAGTTGAGCACACGCTTGCTCCACAGAGAACGTTTTACCGTTACCCGAAAGACCCGTAATAAACGTAGGATAAAAAAGACGGGACTGAATAATACGTTTAATATCTTTAAAATTACCAAACTGGACGAAGGTATCATCTTTCTCAGGAGTAAGATTTTGCTCTACAGGAGGAACCACAGAAGGTGCTTGAAAAGTTCGTTCAATTTCTTCTACTTTTTGTTGGGTCACTTCAAGATTCCATTTGCCACGACCAACTTTAAATTGGTCAAGTTTTTTAGTAACAGTTTGATAGTTAGCATCGTTCAGATTACACCAGGCACGAATATCAGCACCTGTGATGGTATTGCCATACAGATTCTGGAGAGAAGTGCGGATGTAGTCAGAGGAGAGTGCCATTCGTTTGCTTTGTTTCAACATAGTCATTATAAAAGAAAAAAGGTCCGTTCTGGATCAGAGTGGTCAGTTTGCCAATTGGTTTTTGAGTTCCATCAAATACTCCTCACTAGCAATATGACCCGTATATCCTGGATAGTACTTATTTACTAAAGAGTCAATGCCCATAGCAGTTGTACTGCTATTACATTTAATCCATACTTCTTTTGTGTTGTATTTTACCACATGTTCGAATGGAAATTTTTGTTTCATGCAACTAAAGAAATAAATTCACCAAGAACTTTTTTATTTAGTTTTTTGGTCTTAAGAGATTTCACAAAAGCAGATTTGATTTGAGACTTGGTTGCACACTCAGCAACTTCAAACTCACTATCTTGAGAAAGTGTAGTTGCAGACATTCCAAAGTATGCGTCATACCCAGACTTTGTGATAGTAAAACTCTTCACTTTTTTCCAATCGCTTTGGATTTTCTCATAATCTTTATCAAGTTGGGAGTGGTACATTTGAACAAACCGACTAAAGTTGCGGTTTTCAAGAACACGAATACCAATAAAGTTCATAGAAGAAAACTTATCTTTCAGGTTCCTGAGAAGAACATCGGTGAACTCATGATATCCATAACCAATCTTGTAGGTAGTTCCAAGTTTACGGTCACGAATAAAAGAACTCATGGGATTGATATATCCAGTTCCAAGAAATGGTTTCTTTTCCCACTGGCGTTTTACTTCTTTATGATAAACAAGTTGGTTAGCTTCACCATCAGTCAAGACAATGCACTGAACTTTCTGCAGTTTGTTTTCCTTCTGGAACTTGGGAAGAATTTGATGAAGAGTAATTAGTGCTTCATTCAAAGGAGTTCCAGAGAGAGCAAGACGATTAGAGTAAGTATAAGGAGAACTATAAGTCCTACCAAAACAATAGGCAAGACGCCAAATGTTAAGCATTTGATGCTCAAGAACACTACCAGAAACTTTACTAGTAAGAATATTCATCATAGCAAAGGTTTCATCAACACAAAGTAAACCATCTTTTTTCTGATAATGTGGAGTACGGTCTGCAGCAATATATCTATCATTCTCATAGTCATACTCTCCACGACGCCACTCATAAGTAAAAGCATAAACCTCAAAAGGAATAGAAACTTTCTTACAGAACCAAACGAGGTTGAAAAGTTGCTTGCAAGTATCAAGCATTACGTCAGACATAGAACCACTCCAGTCCAGAACAAACACAAGACCATGATTTTTTCCATCAGGAATCACAGAGACCTTTTTAAAAAGATCTTCATTATATTTGTAAGTATGGAGACGAGTTGTATCAAGAATACCAGTACGAGCAGTTGATGCACGAGCATACTGGTCTGCTGCCTTGCGACACTCAAACTCTTTCACAAGATAGTTCACTTCTTTTTGAGCAGAAGACTTGAACTTTTTAAACTCAGTATCAGATTCTTTGTAAAGATTTGTGGGAATATAATTTTGCCTCTCAGCATGTTCGTTATGAATTTTCTGCTGATGCGCGAATGAATCATCAATATCTTTATGAACTTCAGAATTCTTTCCAATTACAGTTTCAAGATTTACTTGAGGAACTTCAATATAAGTGTTCTCATATCCATCGTTACCAACAAGGTCACGAATCTTATCTTCCAAAGATTCTGCAGTGCGAACTTCAGGTTCTTCTTTTTCACCAGAAGATTTCACAGGAGTTTCATCACCCTGAGCAGTACCACCATAGGACTCAGAAGACTCTTTTTCGGAAGAGTTATCACTCTCACCTTCTTGCTCAGAAGAGGAGTCATTAGTCTCCACAAAATCACTTGCAGGAGACTGTGAGTTTCCTTGAGTTTCGTGAGAATCAAAATCAGCAACCTTTTGCTGCTGCTCCTTTTCTTTCTTACAATACTTATAAAGTTCTTCAGCAGCAATCAATACATCTGCAAAAGTTTCACATGCATCAATCAGACTGATAATTTCTTTTTCTTCTGGAGTAAAATCAAGAGTGATGAAGTTACCAATCTTAAAATAAAGATTTGCACGGTCGGCAAGATTGAACTTAGAAATATCCTCATCAGCAATCTGGAAGAAATCCTCTTCGTTCAGTTCTTTATAACCATTGAAGAGAGTTTTAGCAAGTCCAGCATATTTACGCTTCATCAATTTCTCAATACGAGCATCCTCAACAACATTCACAAATTGACGAGGAACCTTTGTCGCATCAGTCCAATCCTCATCAGGAGTGAAAAGAGCATGACCAACTTCATGACCCACAAGAAGATCATATACAAGATTACTTGCCTTTTCCCATAGTGGTAGAGTTAGAACACGAGTATGGACATTAAAGCAAGCGGTGGAGACTTTCTTATGCTCCACCACAAGGTCTTCAGTAGCAAGAAGTTTGGCAAGTTGAGATTTGATTTCGTGAGAGACTGCCATGAGGTTTGTTTCGTATGAGACCATCATAAAACGAAAGGTCGCCTTTTGGGCGACCCATGTGACGCTTTTTGAACTGGGCGAGTCGTGCTTTTGCTTGCCTCAGTGCTTGCGGTTTAAGTTTTCGTTTCTGTTCTTTCTTGGAATGGTGTTTCCAGTTTGGGACTTGCATTGTTCCTGAGTGGTTCAGACCACCATATGCGAAAAACCTTTGACTTTTTCAAACTTTATGACACTTTCAAATCTGTCCTCAAGACCTGTCTTATGAGAGATAACAAAAATGTTTGCGTCTTTAATTACATAACGAATGATTTTAAGAAACTCTTCGGTCCCAAACCCATCAAGTGAACTGTCAAACACCTCATCCATAATCAGAAGATTTGTATTAACTGAATTTTTCATTCTTGCAACTTCTCTCCAAGTAAAGAGTAGTGCAAGGTCGATTCTCATTTTTTCTCCTTCACTAAACGAAGCATAAGAGAAATCTTCGTGAATAGGTGACTGGACGGTTTCGTTAAATTCCTCATCAAGTGTGAAGTTAATATAGAAATCCATCATCTGAAGATAACGGTTAACTTGCTGATTTATCAGCGGTAGATACTTCTTAATGATTTTGGATTTTACTCCACCGTCTTTGAGCAAACTATACGAAAAATCGTAATAGTTGATTGTGTCTTTTTTAGAAGCGAGTTCGTCGTATGTAGTTTTTAAGTTGTCTTTGAAGGATTCTAGTTTCTCATGTTCAGAATTTCGGTTTGCAAGGTTCTCGGTAAGAACTTGAATTTCTGATTCAAGATTTCGGATTTGTCTCCGCAATCCATTAATCTTAATATTG